GACCACCGAGATCTACACTCTTTCCCTACACGACGCTCTTCCGATCTCCGGGCAGACGACCCATTCGGGGTGAGACGCCACTGCCTCCAGAGGCCAGTGGCCGGGTGCCAGGATGGATGAGCGCTGAGGGCAAGGTACTCTGGCGTCGGATCGTGCCATGGCTCAAGAGCCAAGGTCTGTTCACCATTATGGATGAACCGGCCATGATCACGCTCTGCGAGACCTATGCCACCTGGAAGAAGATCAACGACGACCTGCACAACATGAGCAGCGACGAGCTCGCAGGCCTGCGTGCGCGGCAGCAGCTGACGATCGCGGATCGCTGCATGCGCCAGCTGAAGTCACTGTTCGTCGAGTTCGGCATGACGCCGACGTCGCGCACACGGCTGAGCGTGCAGCCAGAGGCGAAGCCTCTCGATCCGTTCGAGGCATTTTTGATGGACAGCCCGGTTCCGGAGGACACCAGTGCCTGAGCAGCACCCAGTGGCCAAATACGTTCACGACATTTTGGAGGGCCGACGACCGGTGTGCCAGATGGCACGGCAGGCCGTGGAGCGCTACCAAAGTGACATGATCCATGGCCGCGAGCGAGGGCTGCGGTTCGACCGGGCCGCTGCCACGAGGGTGCTAGACTTCTTCACACGGCTGCGCCACAGCAAGGGCGAGTGGGCCGGGCAGCCGATGATCCTGGAGCCTTGGGAGCAGTTCATAATTTGGAACATGTTCGGCTGGCTGCGGGATGACGGCTTGCGCCGCTATCGCGTGGCCTACATTGAACTACCACGAAAAAACGGCAAGACGACTCTGGTGGCGGGGATTGGGCTGTACATGCTCACGTTCGATGGGGAGCCGGGCGCTGAGGTGTACAGCGCCGCCACCAAACGAGAACAGGCCAAACTGAGTTGGGGTGAGGCCGTGCGCATGCGGGCACGGTCTCCCGCACTCGCCAATTTGGTCCATTATTGGCGGGGCTCAGATACCCTGATCGTAGACGGCAACGACAGCAAGTTTCAGCCGCTGGGAGCCGATGCCGATACCCTAGACGGGCTGAACGTCCACTGCGCCATCATCGACGAGTTGCACGCGCACAAGACCTCTGCCACGGTGGACATCCTGGAGACGGCGACAGGTGCGCGGCGGCAGCCCATGATCATCGAGATCACTACAGCCGGGTTCGACAGGGAAAGTATCTGCTGGCAGCATCATGAGTACACCCGGCAGGTGCTGGACGGCACCATCCAAGACGATACCTGGTTCGGCACCATCTATTCCATAGACGAGGGCGACGCCTGGGACGATCCCAGTGTATGGGAGAAGGCCAACCCCAACTTTGGTGTGAGCGTCCGTCAGGACGATCTGCAGCGCAAGGCGACCAAGGCCAAGTTCTTGCCGGCCCAGCAGAACGCCTTTATGCGGCTGCACCTCAACGTGTGGACGCAGCAGAGCGACCGCTGGATTCCGCTGGAGCTCTGGAACGCCAACGGCGGTGAGATCGACTGGGAGACGGTGGGAGACTATCTCTGCTATGGCGGGCTGGACCTGTCGTCCACCCGCGACATCACCGCTTGGGTGCTGGCGTTTGTCCCGGACGATCCGGAGTCTGACGACGTTTGGCTCAAGGCACGGTTCTGGTGCCCAGAGGCACGGCTGACGGCGGATGACAACCGCTATCGCGATCAGTACCAGCGCTGGGTGCGCGAGGGCTGGATGGACGCCACGCCGGGGGACGCTGTTGATTACAGCTTTATTCGCGAGGCCATCCTGGAGGATGCCGCCAACTACGATCTGCAGAGCATGAACATTGACCGCTTGTTCCAGGGCGCTCAGACCGCAGCGGAGCTGGCGGACGAGGGCCTGGAGGTGTTTGGCATGGGCCAGGGGTTCCTGAGCATGGCCATGCCCATGAAGGAGTTTGAGCGACGGCTGCTGCTGCACAAGCTGCACCACGGCGACAACCCGATCTTGGCGTGGATGGCAGACAATGTGGCGGTGCGACAAGACCCAGCCGGCAACCTCAAGCCTGACAAGGTGGCCAGCCAGGGCAAGATCGATGGCATCGTCTCCACGGTGATGGCGCTCGACCGGGTGATGCGCCGCGAGAAGCGCAAGCAATCGGTCTATGAGACTAGGGGGTTGATGAGTGTTTGATCCCTATCCCACGCTGCGAGCGGTGATCGTCCACACCAAGAGCCAGAAGTCCTTCCGGGGCACCCTCTGGAAGCGCAAGCGTGGCTATCTGGTGCTCAAGGACGTCCACTGGCTCCAGTCGGACGGATCGAGCAAGGTGATTGACGGCGAGGTACTCATCATGGCCGACAACGTAGATTTTATCCAGGTGGTGTTCTGATGGGGCTGGTGATTCAATCCCTGGGGGCCCTGTCTGAGATCACCAACGGCTGGTGGACGCACCAGAGGAACGGCAGTCTGCAGCTGTATGACAGCTATTACTACGACTATGCCACCCTGTTCCGCACCCAGCCGAACATACGGGTGTGTGTGGAGTTCCTGGCACGCAACGTGGCCCAGCTGGGGCTGCATGTGTTCAGGCGGGTGAACGAGAACGACCGGGAGCGTGTCCGCAAGCATCCCGTGGTGGAGCTCCTGGAGAAGCCGAACCCGTTCACCACTCGCTATCGCCTGATCGAGGGCACGATGGGTGACCTGGGCGTATACTACAACGCCTTCTGGCTGAAGATCAAGTCTGGGGGCAAGAGGGCCCTGCTGCGCATTCCACCCACGCTGGTCTCCATCGAGGGTGGCATTGTCCCAAGCCTGTACACCATCCACACCGGCACGGAGGACCTCCAGGTGGCCCCGGATGGCATCGTCCACTTCAGTGGCTACAACCCGGATGACACCAAGAGCGGTCTGTCTCCCATGGAGACGCTGCGGCGAGTGTTGTCGGAAGAGGCGGCCTCTGGCGACTATCGCCAGAACTTCTGGAAGAACGCTGCCCGCATGACCGGGGTGATCGAGCGCTCCGCCGATGTGCCAGACTGGTCGCCTGCTGCGCGGCAGCGGTTCATCGAGGAGTGGGAAGAGCTTTACTCCGGGGCTGACAACTCCGGCAAGACCGCTATCCTTGAGGATGGCATGCAGTGGAAGGCTGCCGGGTTTGACGCCCAGCAGAGCGAGTATCTGGGTGGACGCAAGCTCACCCGTGAGGAGTGCGCTCGCAGCTACCACATCCCGCTGCCCATGGTGGGCATCTTGGATCATGCCACGTTCTCCAATATCACGGAGCAGCACAAGAACCTGTACCAAGATAGCCTTGGCCCTTGGCTCGCCATGATCGAGCAAGAGCTGGAGCTGCAGCTGTTCGGTGACTTTCCGGGCACGGACGAGATGTATGCTGAGTTCAACATCGCGGAGAAAATGCAGGGCTCCTTCCTGGACCAAACTAAATCGTTCCAGACTGCGGTGGGTCGGCCCTGGATGACACCGAACGAGGCTCGTGCCCGACTCAACCTGCCCCAGATCGAGGGCGACGCTGATCTGCTGGGCGTTCCGCTCAACTACACGGTGGGCGACATGACCGATGAGGAGCCGACCACCGATCAGCCAGAGGAGCAGCCTCCGCCGGAGCAGGCTCCGCCTGAAGAGGCTGCGCCTGCGCAGCAAGCCATGCGGCTGCTGGGGGCCAAGGTCGGGGATGCTGGGGGCGCCACGGTTGGGGGTGGGATGGAGAAGACCCGTGAGCGCCATGTGGAGAAGTGGCGGCAAGTGCTGACGGAGTATTTCCAGAGACAGGGCCGGGCTCTGGTCTCCAGGGCTCCTACGGCGGTGGATGCTGACCAGCTTTTCTATGACATGGATCGTTGGAACCGAGAGCTGGCGGAGGATCTGTACCATATGGGGGTGGCTACAGCTACGGTCTGGGCACAGAACGTGACAGACTCCGTAGAAGCGCAGCTGATCCCGGAGCTGATGTATGACTACCTGAGCACCCGTTCCCGTGCGGTCTCCCGTGAGATCAATGAGAGCACGCGTGCCTCCTTGGCACAGCAGCTCCTCACGGTGGTGGCGGTCGAGGCGGTGGCGGCAGTAGTGGCTCAAGCGGTGGAATCCCGATCACGTACCATCGCGGAGAGTCAGGTGACAGCCACGAGCAACTTTGGAGCGGTCGAAGGCGCCAAGCAAGCTGGTCTCCGCACCAAGACCTGGCACAGCAACAGCGCCAACCCGCGACCAGACCATCTCGCGATCAATGGCGAGACGGTGGGCATTCGGGAGATGTTCAGCAATGGCCTGTTGTGGCCGGGTGATCCCACGGGTGGCCCGGAAAACAACGCCAACTGCCAGTGCACAGTTGAGTTTGGAGTAGCCAAATGAAGATCAAGCGCCAGCCGATGATGGGGTTCAAGGTGCTGGACGAGGAAGAGGGCATTTTCGAGGCCATCGTTGCGGTGTTCAACAACGTGGACTACCAAGGCGAGCGCCTGCGGCCTGGCGCTTTCAAGCGCACCCTTGCCCTCTGGTCAAAGCGGGGTCGGCCCATCCCGGTGGTGTTCAGCCATCAGTGGGACAACCTGGACGCTCTGATCGGGGAGGTCCAGCACGCTGAGGAGGTCGAGAAGGGGTTGTACACCCGCAACAAGCTCGACTTGGAGGAGCCGTTTGCCAAGCGTGTGTTCAAGAAGATGAAGAGCGGCACGCTGGCTGAGTTCAGCTTCGCCTACGACGTGGTCAAGGGCGAGGCTACAGAAGAGGCCTACGACCTGCTGGACGTGGACCTGTTCGAGGTAGGGCCCTGCCTGGTGGGGGCCAACCCGGACACGGAGCTGCTGGGGATCAAGAACCTGTTGGCCGATCTCAAGGAAGGTCGCACCATCAGTTCCGGGAACCTGGCCAAGCTCCAGACGATCCACGATCTGCTGGTCGATCTGGGCGTTAAGTGCGTGGAACCTGATTCGTCTGGTTCGGGGGATGAAGACGAGGCCGGAACCGGTAAGTCGAGCGTCCAGCCGAGCACCCAGGCGGCCAGGATCGCGATGGAGTTGATGCAGTACGGCAAGGTATCATAGCGAAGGAGAACCATGAAGACCATAGAGGAGCTGAAAGCTCTATGGAAGGCCAAGCTGGATGCTGCCGCTGCGATCTGCGATCTCGCGGAGAAGGCGAATCGCAACTTCACCTCCGAGGAGCGCGACCGGGTCAAGGCTTTGGTTGCGGAGGCCAAGGATCTGAAGGAGCAGTGGCAGAGGATGGAGTCGGATGCGGCTGAGGACGCCGGGCTCAAGAGCCAGATCCAGACGCTGTTCGGGTCTGGTGCGGTGATTGATCCCTCTCAGCCGGTCGCCAAGGGCCGGGGCACCAGCCTGGGGCAACAGTTCGTGGAGGCGGAAGCCTTCAAGACCTGGCTGAAGACCATGGCGCCGCAAGGCCGAATCCCGGACGGCGTGCGCGGGTTCAGCTCTCCGGCGGTCGAGTTCAAGGACTTGATCACTGGTTCGAGCGACACGTCCGCGGGCGCGTTCATCATCCCGGATCAGTCGGGGATCTTCGAGACGCTGAGTCGCCGGGCGCTCAACCTGCGCGGCATGATCAGCGTCCGTCAAACGACCTCCGACGTGATCGAGTTCGTGCGGCAGCTGACTCAGATCGATGCGGCGGAGCCGATCGCTGAGGCCACGGCCACCAGCGGCAGCTCCGGCACCAAGCCGGAAGGCTCGATGACCTGGGAGCGGGTGTCCACCACGGTGAAGACGATTCCCGTGTGGATTCCGGCCACCAAGCGAGCTCTGTCCGATGCGGCTCAGGTGCGGTCGCTAATCGATTCCGAGCTGCGAGCCGATCTCAACGAGGAGCTGGAGGATCAGATCTTGCTCGGTGATGGCACCGGCGAGAACTTCACCGGCATCCTGGAGACCGACGGTCTGCTGGCCCAGCCTTGGGACACCGACCTGTTCACGACCACGCGCAAGGCGATCACCACGATCCGTCACACCGGGCGTCAGACGCCTACGGCGTGGCTGGTCAATCCCTCCGATGCGGAGATGATCGACCTGCTCAAGGACGACATGGGCCGGTTCTACTACGGTGGCCCCATGAGCATCTCCGGACGCACCCTCTGGGGCTATCCGGTGGTGGAGAACGAGGCCATGCCGCAGGGTACGGGCTTGCTGGGCAACTTTGCCAAGGCGGTTCTGTGGGATCGCCAGGCGGCCACCATCCAGGTGTCCGACCAGCATGAGGATTTCTTCATCCGCAACATGGTCGCCGTGCTGGCGGAGCTGCGGGCCGGGTTCGCGGTGGTTCGGCCCAGCGCCTTCGTCCTGGTGGACCTGGCTGAAGGGAGCTGATCTAGCGCATGCGGGGTCTAAAGGTCAACGTACTGTGCCGAAACTACAGGGATGACCGGATCATCCCTAGAATGTCCCGCTACCTGCGGGACGGGCTGGGATGGGGCTTGTCCGACAAGCCAGATCCCGCATGCGACGTTCTGTTCCTGTCAGCCTACTTCGAGGCATCGCTGCTGAACCCTTGGCCGGATGTTCCGGTCATGGCCTACTTCACCCACAGAGAAGAGGAGCCAAAGGGCAATGCCAAAGCGAGGCTGTTCGATGCCATGGCAGCCAAAGTGGATCATCGGGTTGCCACCTGCCAGAAGTATGCCCAAGTGCTTGCACTGCAGGGGTCCGTAACTCTGGCAAGGGCTCCACTAGAGCGTGAGCGCTTCGTGCCAGTGCCACACCCGGTTCCAACGACACCCACCATCGGGTTCAGTGGCTACACCTATCGCAACCAACGCAAGGGTGAAGACCTGGTGCAGGCGCTTTTGGGAGCTCCGTTCGCTGGCAAAGTAAATTGGACTGCGAGTGGTAGGGGCTGGCCTGTCCCCACGGTGCGCTACACCTGGGCGGATATGCCAGCCTTCTACCAAGCGCTGGATCTGCTGGTGGTGCCCAGCCGGGTGGAGGGCATACCTATGCCTCCGCTAGAGGCGCTGGCCTGTGGGGTGCCTGTGGTCGTACCAACCGACGTGGGGCTGCTAGACGAGCTGCCGGACATTCCCGGCATCTACCGATATGAGAGAGGTGATCCAAAATCTCTGACCGAGGCCGTCCAGAGGGCCCTGGCGGAGCTTGGTCAGCCTGACCCAGAGGAGCTGCGGGGCGCTACTGAACCTTATTCGATTGAAGCCTGGTGCCAAGACCTGGCGCAGGCAGCTGAATCCCTGGCAGCTCCCAGGGTCCAGGCTGCAGAGACTGTTCCGGAGCGCAAGCGAGGCATCTACTGTGTGGCGTTCGGCGGGCCAGCCCGCAAGACCGCTCTGCGCATGATGGAGAGCGCCAAGAAGTACATGCCGGAGATTCCGATCTGTCTGGCGGCAGCGGAGCCCATCGGCCCAGAGGATATTTTCCTGGAGCTGCCGGACTCTGACGTGGGTGGGCGGCGAGCCAAGCTGCAGGCCTACGACAACGCTCCGGCTGAGTGGGAGTCCGTGCTGTACCTGGACGTGGATACGCTGATCGTGGCTCCGATCCGTCTGTACTTTGAGCTGATCGAGAGCGGCTGGGAGTTCGTGATCTGCAAAGATCCGCACCTGATGGACGAGCTGAAGAACTTTGAGCGCCGCTACAACAAGGACGAGCTCCGCAAGACCGTCCGGCAGGTAGGGACGCAGCATGCGCTCCAGCTCAACGGCGGGGTCTGGGCGTTCGGACGCAGCGAGCGGATCAAGGCGTTCTTTGATCGCTGGCAGGAAGAGTGGGAGAAGCATGCCCAGCGAGACCAAGGTGCCCTGATACGGGCCATGTACGCCGATCCGCTTAGAATGTACGTGCTGGGGAATGAGTGGAACACGTTCCCCAAGTATATGCCCCAGACCCAAACGGCGGGGCTGCTGCACTATCCCGGTGCGGCAAGGCGTTGGCGGGGCCAGATACCTGGCCGCATCGACAGCGATGAGGCCTGGGAGATGGTTCGAGCGTTTGAAAGGCGACACGGATGAGAACCCTGAACCTGGGGGCCGGCAACAAGATCCTTCCGGAGGCGATCAACCACGATCTGCGGTTGCACCGGCCCGAGATCGACGTGGCTTGGGATTTGAACGATCAGCCTTGGCCTTGGGACGATGACAGCTTCGATCTGGTGGTAGCTCAGGCGGTGTTCGAGCACCTGCGCCGCAACCTGGTGGAGACCTTGAACGAGTGCTGGCGCATACTGGCGCCGGGTGGACGGCTGCGGGTCAAGCTTCCCTACTGGAACCACGCCAACAGCTATATGGATCCCACCCACTACTGGCAGTTTGATCTGGGCACGCTGGATCTCTTTGATCCCGACACCAAGTATGGCCAAAGCTATTCGTTCTACACGGATCGCAAATGGCGGATCGTGGTGGCACCCAGGCTGAACGATGCCCGCTCGTCCATCCATGCGACTTTGGAGGTGCGGAAGTGATCCCAGTCATCGCAAGCGCCAGGCCGGAGCTGGCCAGTGAGGCTGAGAACGAGGGATATGAGTTCCAGCTGGCGCAGGAGCCTTGGGAGATCACAGCGCCGAGGGCCCTCTGGGTAGGCAACAAGCTGGAGGTGCCCTGGGAACGGGTGCCAGCAGGGTTCGCGTTCCTGGAGAAGTGGGAGCTGGCAGTTCCGATCTGGCGCTGGGGCACCTTGGCTGCAGCGGTGGGGGAAGAGGCGGAGCGGGTGCTGTCGGAGAAGCTGCTGCTGGATCTGCGGGTGCCCTTGTACGATCCGAGACTGCTGTTCCTGCGGGGCTGCCAGTCCACACTGGAGCTGCTGTTGGCCTACGCTCAGGAGTCGCTGCTAGGGCGCAATCGCCTGCTGGCGTTCTCCAGGGCCCTGAGCCGAGTCAAGCCGATCTTCTGTGCGCTGCCTACCAGCTGGCTGCTTGACGTGCCAGAGCCGATCATCCAGCCGGTGCGCCGGGCCACAGGCATGGTACGGATCGAAGTGGCGCCGGGCAAGTATGCCATGTGCCACCCAGGGAATGAGGAAGACACGATCCGCCGCTGGAGGCAGGAGCATGCTAATCAATAGCCGAGTGGTCAAGGGCCAGTGCCCGGTATGCGGGGCTCCCAACGGTTCCTGTAACCACTTGGCCCAATTGGAGGTGCCCAAGGTGAAGACCATGTCAGGAAAGCTGCATCGCTATGAGATCAGGCCAGGGGTCTGGGTCATGCTCCACGAGGAGCGGGCCATTGAGCTGGGCTTGATCAAGCGGGCTGCTCCCACACGCAACAAGCGCCGAGAGCTGCCCCGCAACAAGGCACGAGGTGAATGATGTTCTGCACCGTCCCGGACATGGCTGACTGGCTCCAGATCGAGATACTCAACCAAGACGCAGCCATTCGGGCTATCCATGAGGCCACCGCTGCGATCCAGAGCCACTGCCGCCAGATCCTATCGGTGGTGGAAGATGACACCTACACCTTCGACGTTCCGGCTGGTCGGCGGCGGCTGTTCCTGCCAGAGCTCCCGATCATCGAAGTGACAACGGTCACCGAGGACGGGGAGACGCTGACGCTGGACACCGATTACAAGCTGGGTGCCAACGGGGTGCTGTTCCGGGTGGGCCAGCCTTGGTCGGAGGGATATGGCAACGTGGAGGTGGTATACTCCCACGGCTATGCGGCTATCCCGCAGCTGATCCAGGAGATCTGTACCAGAGCAGCGGGCCGGGCCTATCAAGCGGGCCTGCGCACCGTGGCTCAGGAGGGCGTGCCGGGGGTGCAGGCGTTGACGTTGGGTGACTACAGTGTGCAGTACGGCTCCGACGCTGGCAACACGGGTGAGGCGACTCTGGGGGCCAGTGCTGCGCCACTGCTGCTGCGCTCCGAGAAGGAGCTGCTGAATAGGTTCCGGATATGACCATCGAAGCGCTGTACGTCCATGAGTTCACTCTGTATCGCCGCACCCGCACCGGCGACGGCCATGGTAGCTGGGAAGTGACGTGGCCGGAGTATAGCACCTTCTCTGGACGGCTCCGGCCCTCCGGGGCCAGTGACGTGGAGCGGGGTGCCCAGATGCAGGCGGAGATCAGCCATGTGCTGTATGCGGCGGCTGACTGCGAGGTACAGCGTGGGGATCGGATCGGCTATGGCGATCTGCTGCTGGATGTGATCGCGGTGCGCAATCCCAGCTATGCCGGCCACCACCTGGAGATCGACTGCCAGGCTATGCAGGCGGAGGGGCAGCCGTGAGCGACACCAAACCTATCGTCAAGCTGGACAAGCGGAAGTTCTTCGCGGCAGTCAGTGAGCATGTCGTGGCGAACATGACGCTGGTGTGTGAGTACGTTTGCAGCCTGATCCGGCAGGGCGCTCCGGAGATGACCGGTCGCCTGAAGAAGGATGTCATGTACGAGGTGACAGCCAAGGGCGACGTCATCGAGGGTCGGGTGGGTATCCGGGGTGGCCGGGGCCAGAAGCGGGCAGCCTACTGGGGTTGGTTCGTGGAGATGGGCACGGTTCACATGGAGGCCAAACCGTTCATCCGGCCAGCCGTGTTCGAGCATGGCCCTGAGATCATAGCGCTGCTGGAGGGTAAGGACTGATGCGCAGCCTACTGCTGGCGGTGGTGGATCGCATGGCAGCGGATACTACGCTGACGGATCTGCTGGGAACCTATGGCGAGGAGCCAGCGCTGTTCGCCACGGATCCAGCGCCGGGGGATGCCAACCCTCCGTTGGTCGTGGTGGCTGGCCCAGTGACCACGGCTCCGATGGATACCAAGCAAAGCGTGGGCCTGGACATTTGGTACGATGTCCGGTGCTATACCAAGGATGAGGGCTCTGAGGCACGGGTGGACGCCATAGCAGAGCGGGTTCGGGCGCTGTTCCACCGGCAGGTGCTGACACTGGTGGGTTGGCAGAACTGGCGGGTGATCGCGGTCGGGCCGGTGACGTCCAACGAGGCTGGTTTCTATG